CAAGAGACAGTTTGGTAGATTATTTTTTAGAAACCAACGATGCTCTTAAAGAAGATTACAAGTGTAGATTTGTGGAACCGACGGGTTGGGAGCTAGTGTCTCAAATGACTAAGTACTCAATCCGCCATAATCCAAAATTCGATCCTCACTTTTTAACAACTGCCATGTCAGTGGTAAGTGCTAGAGGTAGGGGCCCTGGTCATAGTGGGGCCACATTAGTAGCCCAAAGTGTCACAGGGACTGCAATTTTGGGATTTCAATCTATGGAAGGGGGGGGACAAATCTTGTCCTCCTTCATTGGACGTTCTTATCTGAAAAACGCAATAAGGAGTATAACAAGCTCCTCAGAGGGAACTTTTAGTTTTGTGCCTAAGGGAAATGTTGTTGGGGAAAATTCCCAATATGTCCCCTTGGATGGTGAACCATCTCCAGGTAATCCACTCCTTCACGGTTTTGAGCCCTGTCTGCAAGCCAATATGACTTTTGAGGGCAAATTAAAATCAGCCTGTGGTCATGGTAGCTCAGCGGTTGGAGATCCCCCGTACAAAGACTTCTTTTTCACTCGAGGTTATGAATCAACTAAGGAGGTTCCAATTTTTGATTGGAAGTCAAAGAGACACTATCTAGAGCAAGTGGGGAAGATTTCGCACAAAATCGATAGTAAGGTCTTATCTACTGCAAAACTGGCTTTGCTTAATCATTGGAAGACGGCTTACTCTGAAAAGAAAGAGCTTTCCTTGCTAGCCCCTCTGAACCTCAAAGAGGCTATAAATGGTCGGGATGATATAACGTGGGTGGAGAAATTAAAGTATGACACGAGCGCAGGTTTCCCATGGAATAAAGCAAAATTACAATTGCTGGAACAGCGAGCGAGTACTGAATATGCCTGTGGCTATGAGTATTATTTGCCACCGAAGTTAAACAATGATTATTCCAATTACTTTGCATCTCTACTAAATGGTAACCCGTTCAATTATCCTTACAAAGGGTCTCAGAAGGATGAGCCCATATCTGCGGATAAAAACAGGACTCGAGGCCCTCGGATTTTCTGCGCTGCTAACATGTTTGTTGTTTTAGCTGGGCGTATGCTTTTTGGATCATATATTCGTATGGCACAGAGGAATTTCTTTATTTCCTGGGCTGCAGTTGGAATGAACGCAAGTAGTAAGATTTGGGGATTGCTGTGGTTATGGATTTCTTCCTTTGGGATAAATAGGATCATTGCTGGAGACTATACTAATTATGACCAGAATATGTCTCCTCTTTTCACACGAGCTGCTTATTTCATTATAATTGGATTGTTAGAAGCTTCGGGAAATTACGATCCCTCTTTGATTGAGGCTGCCAAATCGTGGGCGGCTGAAGCGATCAATCCTACCGTTATCTTTGATAGTGATATTTTCACGGTAGCGGGTACGAATCCCTCAGGTAATCCCTTGACAGTTCATGTTAACTGTATTGTGAATATCTTGTTTATCATGTATGTTTGGATACGGGTAGGCAACGACGTTCACTTGTTCTTCGTCCAGGTCAAGATGATGACTTATGGTGATGACAATTTGATCTCTGTTTCGATTATGGTAGTTAATTTCAATTATTGGGTCATTCATTCTGAATTGAAAACCATTGGAGTTAGCTACACACCGGCAGATAAGAGCGATGCTAAGGAGAAGGATTTCGATGATCCAAAGGATTTGGCATTTCTCAAAAGAGGCTTCTTATTTAGGCTCGGTTTTTGGTATGCACCGCTGGACTTGTCATCTTTCAGTAAGACATTCACAAGCTGGAGGAAGAACGGCCAGGAGGCTCAGCTTCATGGTATGGATTGTCTACGATCCTGTTGGGAAAATTCCGTGCATCTGTCGCCAGATACTGACGGTGGAAGAATTAGGAAGGATATCAAAGATGCGTGTGCTCATTTGAGCTGGCCATCAGAAGGATTCAAGTCAGTGGAGGAGATTGACAAGGGCTTTAGAGAAGCTGCTGTGGATAGATGGGATGCTCTTAAGGAACAGTCTGGATTGCCAATCGGGCTACTTCAGACTCTGGGAGCGTACTATAACCCGGAGTGCTATCAAATATTTTCCGTGATGTGGTTTACTTTACTCGCACCTTTGTGGGAAGAGCCTTTTAAGGCTAGCGGGAAGTGGGTTTTGCATGGAGTAGCATTCTTTGCTAAATTGGATTATGGATTTATTGTGCCTCAGCATTGGTACAGAATTGCGCTGGTGATCTGGTGCACAGTATTTGCTTGGGAAGAATGGCGCCACAAGATCTTAACTTTTGGGTTTTCGTGGGCTGCTGTACCTGCAGTTGGAATGCACATTGCTAGCGCTTTTATTGACAATTTCTGGCTGCGGTGTTTGTTCCATTTGACCTTTAATATATTGGCTATTTGGATCAATGCTAACATGCGAGGTCTGTGTGTCGTGTTTCCGGGAGTTAGATGTTGCCCAAAATATCTTAGCAGCATTTACAATGGGAATTGGAGTGAGATTTTTGAAGATTATGGATTTTATTATGGATTTCACGGAATCGCCCATGTTACCCAGTGGCCTGATGCTACGGGAGCATATCATTCATTCCAATCATGGTATTCGGCTTGCGATTCGGTGTATGTACGGCTTTGGAGAGATTGGGATTTAAGTCAACCTCACGGGGCCGGCTTTTTACCATTGATTCCAGCAACAGAAACGGCTGGGGATGATTGGGATCATTCACTTGGAGCGTACGATTATTTCTCAGTTGTTTATGGTCCTGGGGATTATGAGAATTGGGAACCGGAGTATTATCGCTCTGGGCGGGCCCCGGTGGGGGGTCCTGAGTAATGATAGGAAGTACCGGTGGGTGTCCGGTTACGGAAAACACCATTTAGGTTGAACAGAATCTCGCTTAGCCCAGGCGATAATGAAATTTGGGCATTGGTTAATGGCAAGCTTTGCTTATCCTCTTAATCTTTGTTGGATAGTTACTTAGCGCTCGGTTCCGAGAGTGTGAGAGGATCCAACAAGAAACTACCGTGAGCAAACCTCTAAATTTGAGAGTGGTATACTTAGGAACAAACAAACTTTGGCGGATTAGTACAAGAGCCAATTTTATAAATAGTACTGCTGATCAAATTATCGACTTTCAAGATCCTGAACAGGACATTATTGACTCGGGGACTAATATAGTTCCTATTACAAAGGGGGTGGATTCCACAATAACACCATGGTTTTCCAGACCCCAATTGATTCAAACTTTACCATGGATTGAGGGGGGATCTATTAACACTTCGATTTCCCCCTTGGCCCAACTATTTGACCCTACCATTACATCAAATTGGGATAAAATCAAAGGATATTCAAAGATAAGAGGCAATTTACATTTGAAATTAGAATTGAACGCATCTCCTTTTCATTTTGGTGCTATCAATGTTTCGTGGGCTCCTTTGACTACTGAATATGGGAATAGCTCAACTACCAATCCGGATTCTATTGTTAATTATGATTGTCTGAGATCTTTCTCAGGAGGCAGTTTATCTGCTTATACTACAATGGCAAAATCGGATGATAGTGCTTTGATGAGAGTTACCCAGAGGCTTAATGGTTTTCTATATCCTCAGGATTGTAATTCCTTGGATTTTAACATTCCATTTTTGTACCCCAAGGAATTCATTGAGCTTAGGTCTTTACCTTACGTGGACAATACTTACTCTGCCAATAGCATGGAGTTGTACCAATTTGGTTCTTTGGTTTTCGTGACAGCCGTGCCTTTGAAGGTTGCTCAGACGCTGACAGGTGGTGTTGCGACTATCAATGTTTTTGCTTGGATGTCAGACGTAGAACTAGAAGGGCCCAGCTTCGTGCTGACTTCCGGAGTTGTTGCAG